TTATTCACCTCTCGCAGCCTTGCGCTTATCTTCTTTAATCTTGAAATAAAGGTTTGTCAGGTACGTCAGCAGGCCAAAAACCAGACTACCCAGCACACCGATTGCAGCCCACTGTGACGGAGTTACTCTATCGAGCAACTGTAAAAACCAGTAGCCAGCACTGCTTGCGGAGGTGCCATAGGCGACACCCGTTGTTAACTTATCCATGGATTTCATAACCCCCACCTCGCAGATGCGGGCGCTGTGTAATGGAAACAAAAAATGGCCACCAGCGGCCCGTAAAAAACACCCCGTCAAAAGCACCGGCATCCGCAGATGCCCTTTGCGTGGCGTTATTTGATGCGCGCCAGATGTGGCGCAAAGAAATGAAATAAGACTTATCGAAAATTAAGGTTAATTTGATGATTTAAACCACTTCTGAAGCTTAGTAGTATGAACATGTCCCCAGAAGGGGGCCAATACTTATTATTCTTCATGGACTTTGTCCCGCGGTCTTAATCCGACGACCGCGCTACTTTTCACCCTCTCGCAAATTGCTATCTAAAGGACGTTGTCCCACGAGTATTCCTGGATGCTCGTGTCTTTTTTTGTCCTGAGAAAGGAATAAAAAAAACCGCCAGATATGGCGGTTGGTCAATGCAAGGGATGAATTTTTTAATTGTTATTAAACCGAGGCGTCGGGTGCCTCCCGAAGTATTCCGTGCTGTATGGATACTGTGGTTTCCCGCTAAACCGACTCTTTAAACCACCCTCGCACTGAGGAGCGCCTCTGTGGTGCGATTTACAACACCAGAATGATGCATCACCGACCCTGCCAGGAAATACAAAATCTCCACCGATAATGCACCATTCTGCTGCCGTAAAAAAATCAGCACTGAGGCTACACCCGGCCTCAAATCATAGCCAGAGAACAGAATGCTTTTTCAAAACAACCTGCTCCCACGTAATAAAAAAATACGCCAGTGCCGTAATACAATAAGGCTTGTTTCAAATGCTGGAGCGGGTAGCGGGAATCAAACCCGCATCATCAGCTTGGAAGGCTGAGGTAATAGCCATTATACGATACCCGCATATGGTGCCGACTACCGGAATCGAACTGGTGACCTACTGATTACAAGTCAGTTGCTCTACCTACTGAGCTAAGTCGGCATTGGTTCTTCAGGGGAGCGATATCACCGTTCAAAGAAGAGTTCCCCCTCAGAACCGTTTTCGATGATACGATTTAATATTCCAATCGCAACAACAGTTTGCGTCAAGTTATGTAAATTTATTTATATGTTTTTATTTTATGTGAATAATTCACTTTCACTTAAAATATATACAACAACATATAAATAAATTTATTTTGAAGGCGATGATTAAATATCGTTTCTGATATCACACCACAGAAACAACAAAACCCGCTCGATGGCGGGTTCTATTAAAGTTTAATTGCGCTTGATTCGCCTCGCGATACAGCTTTGCGAAGCGTAGCAAAATTGAAGCAGTTTATGCGTAAAAAATCAAGCCGTTTTTTGAGCGAATGATTCTCGCATGGGAATGTATAGCGCATACTCAGCAACGGCCAACCAATTAGCAATTCGCTTTTCGCATGTGCTAAAACACCACTCTGGGTGTGCATCATTTAGCAATTCAGCCATTTTGCGTTTGGTCATCCCCCGCCCCTCATACCGTTGCCGAAGGACGCTAATCAATCCTGGATGCTCTGCCAGCACCTCACTTATGACCCGATCAATACATAACGCCTCTGCATCAGTACAATGCGCCAGCCAGCTCTTTTGCTTACCGTTAATCATATCCCGCAAAAAAGCCTCAAGTTCAGACTTGTTCAGACCTGCTTTTTTCATCCTCCGGAGCGCCTCGTTAATTGCCGTTTTTGTCAGCTTTTTAGAGGCCAACAACTGGTTGAACATATTCCCCGTCTTACCGCCGCCAATATACGACCAGCGCCCCCACATACGTAGTTTTCCCTGAATCCAGACACTTTCCAGCGTGGTGAGACGAAGGTGTTCTCCGCTTTTTCCTGTATTCGTTGGGTAAATCATAAATATCCCTCCTTTCTCCAGATTTCTTGTGTGCGAAGAACACCTTCTGCATGCATCAGGCGTAATTCTTCTTTGGTGTAATCGATGGTTTTTACCCGCCCGTCGATTAGATCGTGGCATGAGCTACAGGCAATCGCCGCCTGCATATTGTGTGGTTTTGTCGCTGTTCCGCACGTTCCCGCCAGTCGGTAATGCGCCAGCACAGACGTTTCCGGATCGTGATTGCAGTAGCCAGGAATTCTGACGGTGCACATCTGCCCCCGCGCCGCTTTACGTAAATCCACCATTACGCAAACTCCAGCAGCTGCGCGGCCACATTTTCGACTTGTTCCGGAGAGGAAAATTTACGGAACAGAATCCAGTTCCACAGCACATTCAGAACAGATTTATAAACCTGCTGAAACTCGGTTTCGTCCATATTCGCAAAAGCGATGGATTTCGCCCGACGCCCATGGCTACCGTCCGGATAAAAATGTTCGGTGTAAAATCCAGCCTGAATGGTTACCCACTCGCGAAAAGCCTCAAACGACTTTAACAATGCCGTATCCCGGGTTCTGCGTGTCGCAACTGTATTCAGATATTGCTCTGCGGCATCACTCAGGGCTGGCGTGTGTTCCCGACCAACTGATTCGCACAGGTAATCAACGAAACCAGACAGCAGTTTTCGTTCGCGAGGCGTGATCGCCCCACCGACCGGAGTCCAGTAATCGAATCCCAGTTGCAGGAGTTTGAAAAAACGCTTGTGGAATGCGTAGTTACGCACACGCTTAAAGTCTGCGTGTATCCACTCGCCTATTTTGATTTGATGCAGAAAATCACAACTCTCCGGCGTCGCCGGGAGAAGTAATCCGGAAGAGGTTTGTTTGACCAGTTGTATATGCGCCATTTCTCAATCTCTCGATGGCGCAGCGCAGCAGATGCCAGTTGTTCAGGCTGACGTATGAAGTATAAATAAACTGGCTCCAGTGTAAAGCCCCCACCTTAATGGAATAAAAACCAAACAACAGATTGCTGGGATACAAACAACGCTTATTATTAAAAGCGGTTAAACAAATTAAATTTTAATGTTATGCAAATTTGTCAGATCACCATAATATCTCATTTGAAAACCGCTGAAATAACAACCCTATCAGGGTTAATCATATTAAGGTGAGTAAATATGGAAAACAACAAATCTGCACATTACGTTCCTTTTTTATCTGTAATACTTTTTGTTTTATGCTGTGCGTGGGCATTATTTTTATAAATATATTTACAGATGAAATAAACCCGCCAATCAGGTTAACTGTGGCTGCGTTGAGGATGCATAATACATCAGAGGTTGCGGGGATTTCTCCCTCGCCCGGTCTCTTACTCCTCAGGTTCGTAAGCTGTGAAGACAGCGACCTCCGTCTGCCCGGTTCGGATTCGTACCTCGCAGAGGTCTTTCCTCGTTACCAGTGCCGTCACTATGACGGTTAAACAGATGACGATCAGGGCGATTAACATCGCCTTTTGCTGCTTCATAGCCTGCTTCTCCTTGCCTTTCGGCACGTAAGAGGCTAACCTACATGTGTTCAGCATAGATTGAGCCTCAGATTAATGTTAAGCGTCTTGCAGGACGCGTAATGTTAACTGGGGCTTTTCTCTATCTGCCTTTTGGTGTTCATGCCTGAGGCAGATAGCCTCAAGCACCCGCAGCAATTTTACTTAACTCCCGCTACCTCGCCAATATGAAATCAATAAGAAAGGTGCTCCATAAAATCACTCCTTCTCTTCTTTACCGTAGTGGAGTTGACCAATTTTGATAAGAGGGCGTCCCTGAGATTTGCGGTGTAGATTGGTATCGCGCAGAGAATACACACAGCCACAATATTCCTGCTGATAGAATTTTTCGCGCTTGCTGATTTCAATCATGCGGGACGAGCCGCCCTGCTTGCGCCAGTTATAATCCCAGTACACCATGCCCGGATAATGCGCGACGGCTCGCCGCCCACAGTCGTTAACCTGCTGCATATTTTTCCAGCGTGAAATGCCCAGTGAACTGCTGATCACACTGAAACCATTTTCAGCAGCGTACAGCGCTGTCCGCTCAAAACGCATGTCAAAACACATGGTACAACGGATCCCCCTCTCGGGCTCCCATTCCATTCCTTTGGCACGTTCAAACCAGTTGTCTGTGTCGTAATCAGCATCAATAAATGGCACGCCGTGTTGTTCAGCAAAGCGAATATTCTCATCCTTACGAATTAAATACTCTTTCTGAGGATGAATGTTCGGGTTGTAGAAAAAGATGGTATAGTCGATTCCCGAGGCCTGAAGCGCCTCCATCACTTCACCGGAACATGGAGCACAGCAAGAGTGCAGTAGTAGTTTGTTTGCCCCGTTTGGGAGCTCCAATTTAGGCCGTTTGAAATCAGCAATAGTCATAAATATTTTTATTGGGGTCATGAAAATAGCACAGAGTGTAGCATCAGAGCAGGGCTATCGGGAATAGATGTCTAAATCTGGTAATATCTGCTTTTGACACAAAGCAGACAACCACGCTAGCTCAATCCTGTGCCGTGAAAATGTCAATTCACATCTGAACTAATGCTCTTTAATCGAGTAACGTCTATAAATAACGAAAATTTCTCTGATAAAATGCCAGTATGCGCTGCATAACTTCGCTCTTCCGGCACTCACAGCAAATTATGTTTTGGTGCCTGTCATAACGACGTATTTCTCCGTCAGGTAATGACCAGATAAGGTCCGGATCAACCACAGATGGTTTCTTCACCTTTGCCCTAGATAGTTTTTTGCGGGCATTTTGCCAGTCCTTACGAGCCTGTTCAGACGGGAATAACCCGTAGCCAGAGTTGTATACATCGCCACTGGCAACCAGCTCTCTGGCGAGAACGCTCATCAGATATCTTGTCGCACCTGTCTTGGCTTCCAGTTGCCGTAACGTCTCGCGCCCACTCCGGCGTACTAGCTCAACAACCTGTCCCTTGATTTTTTCCCGCTCTTCTTGTGTAAATACTTTTGCCATAAGCGCCTCCGGCAATCACTTTTCCGATGCAACACAGCGAGAAGAATCAGTAATCTGTCGAACAATATCCCGGTGCTTGTTCAGCTCCCGCAGCGCGGCGCAGACACGCTCCCACTTCTGGACATGATTTTTCGCCCGACGCAGTTCGCGGTTTGCCATATGCAGCGATGGCAGAACGAGGTCATCCGCTCGCGTTTCGGTAAACGATGGCAACGACTGCACAATGTCCGCCACAGTTTCTGTTTTAATATCTTCCTGTGTTGCAGCTTCCTGTCCCGGTAACGCAACACCTGCTGGTTGAGGAAAGGCTTTACCATCAGTTTCCGTTACCGATGCAGCTTTCGGCTCTGCTGGTAAATCATCGCCCGGCATGCAGTAACGAAATTTACCGTTCTGATTAACGCGAATCAGACGGCCTTTGCTGATTGCCATTGCCAGCGTTGAAGCCACTTTGCGTGATGTGGTGCCGAAAAACGTAGCCAGTTCATCCGCCGTTTGTGGGCCACGTTGTTCAATCGTCGCGGTTAAATCGCACTCTGAGATTTTCGCTACTGTTGCCGTGGTGGTTTCTTCCGGCAGTTCTGCCTGCTCTGGCTGTTCCTGCTGAACGTTGTTATCAGCCACACGCCAGGTGTATACGCTTTTATCAACGAAGCCAGCCTTTTTAAGTTCCCACAGCTCGTTCAGCACTTCTTCACGACTGATATCAAGTCGCGCAGCCAGTTCTACCGACGTGGCTTTTCCCATTGCTTTCAGTGCATCAAAAACGGTTTCCATTAAAATTTCCTCCCGGTAAAAATCACTTCGCAATTCTTGGCTGGACGACATTCGGACGCCAGCTCTCCCAGTTAAAATTCACCCATCGCCCGCCGTTCATGGTCATGCGATCCATAATCCGCTCGCCGAGCAATGTTTTCATGGCCTCATAGTTCAGGTTTGTCAGCATCCCCACGCTGCGCATCGACGCTGTCCGGCGATCAACAATCTGGTGCAGCACCACCTGCTCGTTTTTTGTCTCGCGCTGAATGCCAATTTCATCAAGAACCAGCAGATCCACTTGGCACAGTTCCCGCAAAAATTTTTCGCCTGATTGCCCGTCGTCATAGCTGGCGTGTAGAGCACTCATGACATCAGCCACGGTAACCACAATCACTGTCTGGCCATCTTTCAGCAGGCGATTCCCGATAGCCGCCGCCAGATGGTTTTTTCCGGTACCAGGTTTTCCGCTGAACGCAAAATTTGTACACCCGGTCATCAGTTCATCAGCGATAGATTTCGCCTGGTTCAACGCGTATCGCTGACCGTCGTTCTGCACCTGGTAATTCGCAAACGAGCATTTGCGGTGCAATGGCTGGATGCCAGAGCGATTCAGAATTTTTTCCACCCGCAACTGACGATTCTGACGGTTGATCTCCTCACAACGTTTCTGGCCTTCGGAAAGTTGCCACTCGCGCCACTCCGCTACCGTTTTGAATGGGGCGGTTACATGTGGCGGGGCCAGTCTGCGGATACGTTCAAGAATGCCTCCTGCCGCAATATTTTTCATGGTCAGTTACCCCCTGAAGCCTGGCGGGATCGCACTATCCGGTAACGAGACGGTGTTAACCTGTCGGAGTAACGTCTCAGGTCGAACACCTTTTGGCGCGAACAAGCCCTGGTATTCATTGGCGATGCTGTGTCGAATCACCTGCTCAGGTGAAAAACCCTGCTGGCGGAATTTTTCCAGCTCCCGTATCGCCCCGTTAGCGCCCTGCTCCGTTCGAATCGGTTTACGCAATGCCTGGCGAAATTCAACCCACTCACGCCAGAGCGAGACAGAAATCCAGTTCGGCAAAGCAATATCCAGAGGGTCAAACTTTTTGACACCTCGATTCCCCCGGGGGGGATTTAGGGGGGGATCTGTTTTTAGATCTTTATCTGTATCTTTATTAGTTGCCTTTGTGTTGACATCATGTTCAAACACCACTTCAACATCTGTTTGAACACCTGTTAAATTTCTCTCTTGTTTTGTTTGAACATCTGCTTCCTTTCTGCTTCTTCTGGCCTGAACCGATGCTTTTCCTGCGGCTGATTTTTTGGTTAATTTTTCCCTGACTGATGCCAGATCTTCCTCAATCCGAAGATGCACCCATTCCTCGCCGTTATCGCAAAAAAACTCCCGCAAGGATGGTTCAACATCAGCCCATCGCTCGTTAGTCAGACGGGCAATTTTTGCCAGCCTGTTTTTAGGTATTGGCTTTCCTGTTTGCCAGTAATTGAACATCAGCAACAAATACGCACCATGCTCCTCTGCTGACAAATGCATGGTGTCAGCCAGGTAATCAGCTATGTACAGTTGCATGTATGGTAATGCGGCCATAATTGCCCCGTATGATGCTGCCCGATTGCTTAGAATAAGCACAAACAGCATGGAAACTTTTGCTTAATGAACAATGACAGAATCGTCGGAAGACCCGCCGCCGCTGAAATGCGCTTTCCGGTAAACGGCCTGGACTGCATCATCATGCGCATCAATTGCCGTACTTAACGCTTCCTGCGCCGCCAGTAATGCACGGCGTTCCAGGGTATCGAAGATGCAGAGTCGGTGACGCAGCTCGCGCGGAAGGATTGCCAGAATTGCTGGGATCAGCTTCTGAATTTTTTCTCTTTGCGTTTTCGTTTCACCTTTCAACCAACGGTGATAGATATTCTGCTGATTATTCCAGTCCTTGCCTGGTACCAGGGGCAATTCGCCGCCCCCCTGGCGCAGATATTCTTCAGTAATGGCATTGGCTACCCATGCCTGCCCTTTTTCAGCAGCTAGGGCTAACAACACTGATTCGATGTGCTCATGCTTGATTTTCATGAATCAACTCCCATCAGCTTTTTCGTAGTAGTTTTATTTCTGCCAATAGTTAAAATTGCATCGGCAGAAAATAATCCGTTTGATGCATGAGCGATTTTTTCAGCGTAATTTGTTTCGCCGGTATATTCTGTGCGAGGCAACTTTCCGTTATCCATCCATTTGTAGATTGCTCTTTGGCTGACACCACAAACGTCGGCCACAACAGAAACGCGAACAGTTTTGATTACATCTTCAAGTGTTTTCTGGTTCATATCATCCTCACAATGTGAACTTTGAGTACATGCTATAACAGAACTGACAGTACATTCAAGAGCGAATATCATTGAACTTATGGTTCATGAAGATAAAGCGCGTAAAGAGTTCGCCAGTAGGCTTGCGCTAGCCTGTGAAAACGCTGGTTATGAACAACATGGAAGGCAGGCAGAAATTGCCCGTCGAATGAAATTAACACCAAAAGCGGTTAGCAAATGGTTTAATGGCGAAACAATTCCTCGCCGAGAGAAATTAAGGGAATTAGCAACACTCATTGGAACAACACCAACCTATCTTTTGGGAGAGGATACAGAAGAAAGTGGACAGGTACGTTTTTATCAGGAGTTAAATCCAAGACAAAAAATCATCATTGATCTTCTGGACGAGCTCCCTGACAGTGAGACAGATGAACTTTTAAAAACTCTTGAGGAGAAAAAACAGAAGTACAATGCAATTTACGAAGAGTTAGCACGAAAGAAAAAACAAAAAGCCTCTTAAACCAGCATAAATCCGGTTGTGTCCCCCTCCGGGTTTGTGCTTCACTTTTCCCCATCTCATTTTTTTACACATAAAATGTACTTAAAGTACTTTACAACACTGAACACAAAGTACATTATATACCTACCAACCCACCCCACCCCACAGAACGCAGGGCAATACTTCGAGTTACCAGGCAGTGGTCAGGGGTTAAGTAGCCAGCCCGAGGCGTATGAACATGACGGCGGGATTCAAATTTTGCAGTGCAGCAGTTAGTTCCGCCACCCGGCGTTAAGGGGAGAGATAAGATGGTGCATTACGAAGTAGTTCAGTATTTGATGGATTGTTGCGGTATCACTTACAACCAGGCTGTGCAGGCTTTACGCAGCAACGACTGGGATCTCTGGCAGGCAGAAGTCGCTATACGTAGCAACAAGATGTGAGATTCGCAAAATGCAAAAAATCGACCTCGGCAACAACGAATCCCTGGTGTGCGGCGTGTTCCCCAACCAGGATGGAACGTTCACTGCCATGACGTATACCAAAAGCAAAACATTTAAAACCGAAACTGGTGCGCGCCGATGGTTGGAGAAGCACACAGTAAGCTAACGATTAAAACGTCTACTCCTGCTGTTCCAGAATAACTTCATAAAATGGGAGTATTTTTCGGTGACGAGATAATAAGAACAGTTTGCGCTATCACTCTGATGTTGAATGATGCCCTTCCGTTCTAATTTTTTCATAACCGGGTTACGGCAAGGAGAAGTGATAATAAGATTTCCTGTTTTAAGGAAATCTTTAAATACAGCGATTTCTTTCTCAGATAAACGAAGCAATACTCGTTGCTCTGGTAGTAATGAATAATGCTTTTGAATATGTGCTCGCAATCTTGAGAAGGAAATGGCGACCACGAAAGAAAAGGCAAAAACGATAATCTGAAAGAGCCAAGGTATTTCAGTATAAGCATTGAATGCGACAGTAAACTCTTTCGGTATCAGCCAGAGAGTGAGACCAAAAATGATAATCGTATACATAAGTCTTTCGAGTGGCTCGTTAGCAAAAAGTTTCAACAATGGAGTAAATACATCCAACATATCAATAACTCTCAACTGTAAGGGTATTGAAATGTTAACACAAGCTCTCGCTGTAGGGGTATAGCCGAGACCACCGAAGCCCGGAGGTGGTGAAATAAAACCGGGCACAACACGAAGGCGCATTTCCGATATCCATAAAGAGTCGGTCTTGTCTGTTAAATTTAAATGGTGGGAGTGCGCCTCCGGTTGTAAATAACGACATTGCTGTGTGTAGTCCTGGCGGCATCAGTTTTTTTCTTGAAGTTCGGCTGATGTCCGCCCTTTTTAAAGTGAATTTTGTGATGCGGTGAATGCGGCTAAGCGCACGTGGCACAGTTAAAAGTCATGTTAGTCCTTATTGGTTTGGGTGGGAAAGCCGACTGTAATTGTTAACTGGTTGCAGTCACCTGGAGGCACCAGGCACCGCATCAACAAAGTTCATTTGTAAAAATGGAGATAATTATGATTGCACATCACTTCGGAACTGATGAAATACCACGTCAGTGTGTGACTCCTGGCGATTATGTTCTTCATGAAGGCCGGACATATATTGCCTCGGCAAACAATATTAAAAAGCGAAAACTATATATTCGTAACCTGACCACAAAAACATGCATTACTGACCGCATGATTAAAGTCTTCCTCGGTCGTGATGGTTTACCTGTAAAGGCGGAGTCATGGTGATGACTAAGAAAATAAAATGTGCTTACCACCTTTGCAAAAAAGACGTTGAAGAAAGCAAAGCTATTGAAAGAATGCTTCACTTCATGCACGGGATTTTATCAAAAGACGAACCGAGAAAATATTGCAGTGAATCTTGTGCCGAAAAAGACCAGATGGCACATGAACTTTAATTAATTGACTATTCGAAACTGAATTTATGCCAGAAATGGCAGGTATTCGCTCAACCTTAATTAAGGAGAAAAACATGATTACCAATTATGAAGCCACTGTTGTAACTACCGATGACATTGTTCACGAGGTGAATCTGGAAGGAAAGCGCATTGGCTACGTAATTAAAACAGAAAATAAAGAAACCCCATTCACTGTGGTTGATATCGATGGTCCATCAGGCAACGTAAAAACACTTGATGAAGGTGTCAAAAAAATGTGCCTGGTGCATATCGGAAAGAATCTGCCCGCAGAAAAAAAAGCCGAATTTCTGGCAACTCTAATTGCAATGAAATTAAAAGGTGAAATCTGAAAGAAATAGCCTGCGTATGGCGCAGGCTATGAACAGTGTGTATCCGGCAAGATCATTCACTGAACAAAACGAATTTTAATCTGAGTTGAGGTTAAAAAACAATGAGCACAAAACCACTCTTCCTGTTACGGAAAGCGAAAAAATCATCCGGTGAACCTGACGTCGTCCTGTGGGCAAGCAACGATTTTGAATCGACCTGTGCCACTCTGGACTACCTGATCGTTAAGTCAGGTAAAAAACTGAGCAGCTATTTTAAAGCTGTTGCCACGAATTTTCCTGTCGTTAATGACCTGCCCGCTGAAGGTGAGATCGATTTTACCTGGAGTGAACGCTATCAACTCAGCAAAGACTCCATGACATGGGAACTAAAACCGGGAGCAGCACCAGACAACGCTCACTATCAAGGCAATACCAACGTCAACGGCGAAGACATGACTGAGATTGAGGAGAATATGCTACTCCCAATTTCTGGCCAGGAACTGCCCATTCGTTGGCTTGCTCAACACGGCAGCGAAAAACCGGTAACGCACGTTTCACGCGACGGACTCCAGGCATTACACATTGCTCGGGCTGAAGAACTACCGGCTGTTACTGCCCTGGCTGTTTCCCACAAAACCAGCCTGCTCGACCCGCTGGAAATTCGCGAACTCCACAAACTGGTTCGTGACACTGACAAAGTTTTCCCTAATCCTGGTAATTCAAACCTGGGACTGATAACTGCTTTTTTCGAAGCATACCTGAACGCTGACTACACCGATCGAGGACTGCTGACAAAAGAGTGGATGAAGGGTAATCGTGTTTCACACATCACTCGCACGGCTTCCGGTGCTAATGCTGGCGGCGGAAACCTCACCGATCGCGGCGAAGGTTTCGTACACGATCTGACGTCACTGGCGCGCGACGTAGCCACTGGCGTACTGGCCCGTTCAATGGATCTGGACATCTATAACCTTCATCCGGCACACGCTAAACGCATTGAGGAAATTATCGCTGAAAATAAACCGCCCTTTTCTGTTTTCCGCGACAAATTCATCACCATGCCTGGCGGGCTGGATTATTCCCGCGCCATCGTGGTTGCGTCCGTAAAAGAAGCACCAATTGGGATCGAGGTCATCCCCGCGCACGTCACTGAATATCTGAACAAAGTACTGACTGAAACCGATCATGCCAACCCTGATCCGGAAATCGTGGATATTGCCTGCGGTCGCTCCTCTGCCCCGATGCCGCAGCGAGTAACAGAAGAAGGAAAACAGGATGATGAAGAAAAACCGCAACCATCTGGAACAACGGCAGTTGAACAGGGAGAGGCTGAAACAATGGAACCGGACGCAACTGAACATCATCAGGACACGCAGCCGCTGGATGCTCAGTCACAGGTAAATTCTGTTGATGCGAAATATCAGGAACTGCGGGCAGAACTCCATGAAGCCCGGAAAAACATTCCATCAAAAAATCCTGTCGATGCCGATAAATTGCTTGCTGCATCACGTGGTGAATTTGTTGACGGAATTAGCGACCCGAACGATCCGAAATGGGTAAAGGGGATCCAGACTCGCGATTGTGTGTACCAGAACCAGCCAGAAACGGAAAAAACCAGCCCAGATATGAATCAACCTGAGCCAGTAGTGCAACAGGAACCGGAAATAGCCTGCAATGCCTGCGGCCAGACTGGCGGGGATAACTGCCCTGACTGTGGTGCGGTGATGGGCGACGCAACATACCAGGAAACATTCGATGAAGAGAGTCAGGTTGAAGCTAAGGAAAATGATCCGGAGGAAATGGAAGGCGCTGAACATCCGCACAATGAGAATGCTGGCAGCGATCCGCATCGCGATTGCAGTGATGAAACTGGCGAAGTCGCAGATCCCGTAATCGTAGAAGACATAGAGCCAGGTATTTATTACGGAATTTCGAATGAGAATTACCACGCGGGTCCCGGTGTCAGTAAGTCTCAGCTCGATGACATTGCTGATACTCCGGCACTATATTTGTGGCGTAAAAATGCCCCCGTTGACACCACAAAGACAAAAACGCTCGATTTAGGAACCGCTTTCCACTGCCGGGTACTTGAACCGGAAGAATTCAGTAACCGCTTTATCGTAGCACCTGAATTTAACCGCCGTACAAACGCCGGAAAAGAAGAAGAGAAAGCGTTTCTGATGGAATGCGCAAGCACAGGAAAAACAGTTATCACTGCGGAAGAAGGCCGGAAAATTGAACTCATGTATCAAAGCGTTATGGCTTTGCCGCTGGGGCAATGGCTTGTTGAAAGCGCCGGACACGCTGAATCATCAATTTACTGGGAAGATCCTGAAACAGGAATTTTGTGTCGGTGCCGTCCGGACAAAATTATCCCTGAATTTCACTGGATCATGGACGTGAAAACTACGGCGGATATTCAACGATTCAAAACCGCTTATTACGACTACCGCTATCACGTTCAGGATGCATTCTACAGTGACGGTTATGAAGCACAGTTTGGAGTGCAGCCAACTTTCGTTTTTCTGGTTGCCAGCACAACTATTGAATGCGGACGTTATCCGGTTGAAATTTTCATGATGGGCGAAGAAGCAAAACTGGCAGGTCAACAGGAATATCACCGCAATCTGCGAACCCTGTCTGACTGCCTGAATACCGATGAATGGCCAGCTATTAAGACATTATCACTGCCCCGCTGGGCTAAGGAATATGCAAATGACTAAGCAACCACCAATCGCAAAAGCCGATCTGCAAAAAACTCAGGGAAACCGTGCACCAGCAGCAGTTAAAAATAGCGACGTGATTAGTTTTATTAACCAGCCATCAATGAAAGAGCAACTGGCAGCAGCTCTTCCACGCCATATGACGGCTGAACGTATGATCCGTATCGCCACCACAGAAATTCGTAAAGTTCCGGCGTTAGGAAACTGTGACACTATGAGTTTTGTCAGTGCGATCGTACAGTGTTCACAGCTCGGACTTGAGCCAGGTAGCGCCCTCGGTCATGCATATTTACTGCCTTTTGGTAATAAAAACGAAAAGAGCGGTAAAAAGAACGTTCAGCTAATCATTGGCTATCGCGGCATGATTGATCTGGCTCGCCGTTCTGGTCAAATCGCCAGCCTGTCAGCCCGTGTTGTCCGTGAAGGTGACGAGTTTAGCTTCGAATTTGGCCTTGATGAAAAGTTAATACACCGCCCGGGAGAAAACGAAGATGCCCCGGTTACCCACGTCTATGCTGTCGCAAGACTGAAAGACGGAGGTACTCAGTTTGAAGTTATGACGCGCAAACAGATTGAGCTGGTGCGCAGCCTGAGTAAAGCTGGTAATAACGGGCCGTGGGTAACTCACTGGGAAGAAATGGCAAAGAAAACGGCTATTCGTCGCCTGTTCAAATATCTGCCCGTATCAATTGAGATCCAGCGTGCAGTATCAATGGATGAAAAGGAACCACTGACAATCGATCCTGCAGATTCCTCTGTATTAACCGGGGAATACAGTGTAATCGATAATTCAGAGGAATAATTCAGCCTGGCGGTGTAATGCACCGCCAACTTGAAATATTTTTTATGAGAAAAATTATGAGATATGACAATGTTAAACCATGTCCATTTTGTGGTTGTCCATCAGTAACGGTGAAAGTCATTTCAGGATATTACCGAGCGAAGTGTAACGGATGCGAATCCCGAACCGGTTATGGTGGAAGTGAAAAAGAAGCACTCGAAAGATGGAATAAACGAACCACTGGAAATAATAACGGAGGTGTTCATGTATAAAATTACCGCCACTATTGAAAAGGAAGGTGGCACTCCTACTAACTGGACAAGATATTCAAAATCTAAACTAACGAAATCAGAATGCGAAAAAATGCTCTCAGGTAAAAAAGAAGCAGGCGTTTCCAGAGAGCAGAAAGTAAAACTGATAAATTTTAATTGCGAGAAACTTCAGTCCTCGTGAATTGCATTGTATTCAAATTAAAACTTCATAGCTGATTATTAATAATCAACATCGGGCGTCAATTTCAGTCTAACATTGGCGCCTGCCAGAGGTGATGCGATGGCACAAGTAATCTTTAATGAAGAGTGGATGGTTGAATACGGCCTGATGCTTCGCACTGGTCTGGGGGCCAGACAAATTGAAGCATACCGCCAGAACTGTTGGGTGGAGGGCTTCCACTTCAAACGAGTATCTCCTTTAGGTAAGCCAGACAGCAAACGAGGGATTATCTGGTACAACTATCCAAAGATAAATCAGTTTATCAAAGACTCATGATATGTCTAAATTACCAACAGGTGTCGAGATTAGAGGTAGATACATTCGCATCTGGTTCATGTTTCGAGGAAAACGATGTCGGGAAACATTAAAAGGCTGGGAGATTACAAACAGTAATATTAAAAAGGCCGGAAATTTAAGAGCGCTGATAGTTCATGAAATAAACTCCGGTGAATTTGAGTATTTAAGACGTTTTCCCCAGTCCAGCACTGGGGCAAAAATGGTGACAACGAGAGTCATAAAAACGTTCGGAGAGCTTTGTGATATCTGGACAAAAATTAAAGAGACAGAGTTAACAACAAACACAATGAAGAAAACGAAATCACAATTAAAAACACTCAGAATAATAATTTGTGAAAGTACCCCGATATCACATATTCGTTATAGCGATATCTTAAACTACCGGAATGAACTGCTGCATGGAGAAACGCTTTACCTGGATAATCCAAGATCCAACAAAAAAGGAAGAACCGTGCGCACAGTTGATAACTATATCGCCCTGCTCTGTTCGCTGTTGCGTTTTGCGTATCAGTCGGGATTTATATCAACTAAACCATTTGAAGGAGTAAAAAAATTACAGCGAAACAGAATAAAGCCTGATCCGTTATCTAAAACAGAATTCAATGCATTAATGGAAAGTGAAAAAGGACAGAGCCAGAACTTGTGGAAATTTGCCGTTTACTCAGGACTTCGTCACGGGGAACTGGCAGCTCTGGCGTGGGAGGATGTGGATCTCGAAAAGGGAATAGTGAATGTCAGAAGAAACCTGACGATACTTGATATGTTCGGTCCCCCAAAAACAAATGCCGGGATCCGAACAGTAACACTACTGCAGCCTGCTCTTGAAGCACTGAAGGAGCAATACAAACTGACCGGGCATCATCGCAAAAGCGAAATCACCTTTTATCATCGGGAGTACGGCAGAACCGAAAAGCAAAAACTGCATTTTGTTTTCATGCCCAGGGTGTGTAACGGAAAACAAAAACCTTATTACTCGGTAAGCAGTTTGGGGGCAAGGTGGAATGCAGCAGTAAAACGTGCTGGTATTCGCCGCCGTAATCCGTACCATACGCGGCATACTTTTGCCTGCTGGCTGTTGACGGCAGGAGCGAACCCGGCATTTATAGCCAGCCAAATGGGGCATGAAACTGCGCAGATGGTGTATGAAATTTACGGTATGTGGATTGATGACATGAACGACGAACAGATAGCCATGTTGAATGCGCGGTTATCGTAG